GCCATACAGATAGGTGAAACAGGCCAAGAACAATCAGAAGTACAAATGTTGGGTACGGCTGTACCATCAGGAACGGCTTTATCGCTTTTGGGTACTACTTCTTATTCTCACCCAACAGATACTCCTATTTATCCGATTAAGTTTAATCAAGTTGTTTTCAAAGTCTCAACTACAGGTACAGCTGGAACCGCTACAGCGATCACTGGAGGGACAATAGGCTTACAGGTAGACAACCCCTTTACTCAATACGACCACACATCAGGGGTAACAACTTACGCTTACAAAACATCCTACTATAATTCAGTTGGTGCTACTTCAAGCGATAATTCAGCTTGGATTCTACCAGCCGGAAACACCCAATATTCGTTATCAAAACTCCGCCGGAGAGTGAGGGACAAACTATTCAATTCCAAGTTTGTTGAAGATGACACCTTAAATGACTGGATAAATGAGTGGAAGGACGAACTTACCAACACTGCGATTAAGGTAAACAAGGCTTACGCTATCGGTACAACTTCAATATCGTTTGCCGCTAATCAACAAATGGGGACAATTACGGATACAGATTATAAAACTATTAACAGACTGTGGTTTAGTGACGGGACGGCATCTGTACCAGTTGGACAGATAGGGCTTAATGACTATCACCCAGATGACATCTTCTCAAGCAATAGACCTAAATTCTTCTACTATGGAGACAATGTCATTGGTAGACTTCCTTACGAACAGGCCACTACTGCCACTATCACCTATTCTAAGCTAAACTCTAATTTAAGTGACGATGACGATGAATTACCATATCCAATGAGAGGGTACACAAAGTCTTTCATTGATTACTGCAACTCACTTTCCTACTACAAAGACAACAAAAAGACATTAGGAGATAAATTCGGTGACAAAGCTGAAATTAGCAGATTACAATTTGAGAGAGAGATTACTCCTCGTCATGAAACTGGTCCTAAGTACATAACATCAGTAGAGGTACTCAGTGAAGATGATGGGTACTTTTACCTATAATGCCTAAGTTTCGGGTATATTCGTTTGGAGGTTTAAACCTACACACTTCACCTTTCATGCAACAAGCCGGTGAACTTATATCTTGTGTTAATGTAGACGCTAACCCTCACGGAGCTAAACAAACCAGACCAGGCTATGCGACTTATTTAGGAACAGCCAATGGTAGTGCAGTAACGGATATGTGGAACTGGACTAAGAACGACGGGACTACTTTTTGGAACTATCGACTATCAGGTGGGACGATCTATTCCTCCTCACAGGGAACGGGAGCGTGGACAGCTACAAATTTGGGAACTACTACAGCAACCAAGATAGGACATGCAGTTTTAGGGGACACTTTGTTTATTGGAGATGGAATCAACCCTATTTTGAAATCAACAGACGGGACTGCGTTTGGGACAATGGCTTTAGCCCCCACAGGAGCGTATCTAGCAGAGTTTCAGAAAAGAATTTATGTAGCTGGTACCGTTTCGACATTATTCTATTCTACATCCTTAGACGGGACCAACTGGGCTACTTCAGGTACTGCCGATTCGTCATCATTTGACTTAGGTGGTGGTGGGAAATTAGGACAGATATTTATTGCTAATGATAGGTTAAATATCACAAAGAACAACGGACGGGTCTATAGATGGGATGGGTATTCACTTCTAACTGTACCAACCAATCAAGGGCCAAGTTCCCCCTATTCATTTGGAGAGATAGAAAACTACTGGTTCTGGTTAAATAGAAACGGTTACATGTCCTATTACGGAGCCATGCCAGAGATACTTTCAAATTCCATAGAACACCAGATAGTTGTACAAGAAGATAGCACGGGAATAACTGGGAGTGTGTTTTCTGATGCTCCAGGGGTAACTCATAGATATAACTATCATTGTTCTGTAGGTTCGGTTCAAGATGACATTTCAAACGATACCATTGCAAACTGTGTTCAGAATTATGACTACACTCATAACGAGTGGTCAAATTACTCTTTTTACAACAAACCTGACTGCTGGTTAAGCTATACTGACGCTGATGGTGTACCACAGTTGGTCTTTGGCGACTCAGCAGGTCAGTGTTTCAAAATGGGGGGCAATTCAGACAACGGACAACCAATAGTGCCTGTCATACAAGGGGTTCTTAATTTTGGAAGCCCAGACATGGATAAGAACTTTAGCTTTATTAGGGCACACTTTAACCCAGGTTGTTCTGCAAGGATGCAGGTAGCAATTACAGACACCTTTAACAATGGATCAAAAGACTGGATAGACTTAGGCGACTTACAGACAGGATTTAAGACAATGAAGTTCCCATCAGGTTCGAGTGGCAAGTTGATGTTTTACAAGATTACTGATTCAAACGCTGTCAGTGCCTTTAGATTTTATGGCCTAACTGTGGATTTTTCCAAGACTGGGTACTAAATGATTGGAAGCGACCCAACTATTGACTATTCTAAACAGGGACTTAACAATAGACTACAGCCTGAAGGTGGTTTGGCCGATAGAAAGACGTATACAACGGCTACAGAATTTCAAAATAATAACGAGGGTGGTGCTGTTGGAAATTACAACATGGGAAGTATTAGTGCCGGTAAAATCAATGCAGGTACGATTGTTGCTGGTGTGGCCTATGCTGGCACACTATCTTTCGGTCAACTAAAAGGTGGAACTGCTACTCTGGGAGGATCAGCAAACGGAGATGGTCTTTTGGTCGTCAAAGACGCTGACGGATCATCAATGGCTACATTAAATTCTACTGGCCTCGCAGTTAGTAAAGGAAGTATCACTATTGAAAATACAGGAGGAACGACCACTCTTGACGCTTCGGGTGTTGTCTCCACCTCCAATTTTATAAAAAGTGAGGCGGTCAATGTCAGCCTTAATCAATCCATCACCGGAACAGCAATCACAGCAGTAACAGGGGCGACATTAACTTTTGTTTTGTCTCGTCCATCAGAGATGTTATTTTTAGCGGATATGGCCAATTATTTGGTTGAAGGCGTTGGCGATACTTGTACTTTGGCCTATTCTTGGATCACCCTTGACGGTACAACTCAACAGCACATCATTTTGGGAAGTGGGTACAACAGCATGATTTCTCTTTCTGGTCATGTAGTCAAAGAAGTATCGGCCGGCACTCACACCGTCAACTTATATTCTCGACAAACCGGGGTATCGGGGACACCTAGCTTTATCGTGGCGGCTTTCAAACTTAGTTATCTTATTTTCGGCACATAAAATGGATAAAACATATATCACAATACAAGACGAAAAAATCACGGCAGTCATCACCAGTAATGATCCGACACTTTCAGGAGTGATTGATATTTCAGATCATCCAGACATTAAAAAGATAAAAGCCAACTGCAATCACTTCAAGTATAAGAAAGGCAAAGTAAGTGAAAAGCCGGAAAGTGAATGGCTAGTAGTCGAACCACTAGAGAATCTTTGGTTTGGAAAATTCGCTGAATTGGAGAAAAGATTAGAAATATTGGAAAAAAAGGAATAATAACTATGACAAAACGATTAAACACCATTATAAATTGACACAAAATAGATTAAACAATAATATTTAACTGTTAAAACAAAATAAATTATGGGAGCATTAGCAGACGCACTAATAAATAAAGGAGGGTACAACCCCACAGACGCACTAAATGCTGAAAGTGGGCCAAGAGCAGCAGAACTAACGAGGGAGTTTTTGGGTGGAGGATCATCTGGAAGTTCTGGAGTTTCATCTGGAGGGTCGTCAGGTTCAGGCGGGTCATTAGAGGACTACTTTGCCAGTCAACAGCAATTACAAACTCAAGCCAACGCACCAGCTATTCAGTCATTACAAGCGGGTATCCCACAAAGTCAGGCAACCACACAAGCCCAAGTAGGACAACGACAGGCAGAGATAGCCCCATTAACGGACAGATATAAACAATTACTTTCCGACATTAAAGGTCAAGACCAAACACAAGTAGAACAACAAACCCGTGTAACAGCAGGAGAACTAGGTAAAAGGGGAATTGAGGGTTCATCTACTTTAGCAGGACAAGAGATCGTTAGTGCTAACCGTCCTATTCAACAACAAACACAAAGTCTTACTCAACAGACAGGATTGGCACAAGAAGCTGACCTAAGGGACATAAACAATCAAATACAGAATTTAGGATTTGGTCAACAAGAACGAGAACAATCTATCAATCAAGCTATCGCCCAATTACAAGCTGGTGGGGGACAGTCTTCTATACAAAACGCTATGCAGTTACTTGGCAATGCCCAACAAATGCAAGTAGCACAAGAGCAGGCTTCGTCAACACAAAGACAAAGAGATATCGAAAATGCTTTAGCTAAAATACAATCTGAAAGTGGGGTCAAACTAACTAACGCACAAATACAAAACATACAATCACAAATAGCCGACAGGGGATCTACAAACGCCCCTGCTAAAGATATTCAACAATACTATAGTGCACCAGGAGTAACCAACGTCACAAACACCAATGGGTTGCAAAGTAAGGCCGGAGGGACTTTCTTACCACAAGCAAGTAGCTGGAGTACGCAATGAAAATACAAGTAAAAGACTCTTATACAGGAGAAACAGGATTTATTGACGACAGCGAGTTAAGTGCTAGATACCAACCAGTTGAGGCACAACAGGCT